CTTTTGGAAATCTGTTCTGTCAAAAGATCCTTTGCCGATCTGAAACAAGCTCGACCTGTCCCAGCTTTTGGAGGGAAATATGTAATTTCCCCGGTTGTCAAATCAACCTCTGATTCAAAGAAATCAAACCAATCGCCTTTGTCTGTACTTCCAATGTTGAAAATTGCACCTTTTTCCATCTTTGGCCTTTCCTTTCGCATTTTTTACACTTTAAGAATTAATAAAAAAGCAGATCAAGTTCCGTATGCAGTTAGCACTGCTCCAGATACTTTTCCTGCGAAATCAACCTGGCCAAGAGCATTTCTATCAAAAGAGATAGAATCACATTTGGTAGGGAGAATTTTTCCACCTGCTGCAACAGCCCAATACTTGGTGGCTGTCTCATAAAAATAAAGATTTGATAACTCAACCCCGGCTTTACAGGCAGTAGCAAAAGCAGCCTGTCCTGTGGTATCTGCCGGATCGTGATAACCAGTGAATGAAATTGTACCAGGATCTCCAGCACCACCAAACAGAAAAGACTGAACTGAATCACCAAATTCAGTATCTTCAAGAGTTTGTGCTTCATATCCAGATACAGTCCAAGTTGACAGACCAGCGATTTTAACTGATCCATACATTACCTTTGCAAGTTTACCAATAACTGCGGCCATTTTTCTTCTCCTTTCTTTAAATTAACATTATTAACTTGCAGCCTTCAATTTAAGCTCCTGACGCTTATCAAGCTGCTTTTGATTCTCTTTATTTACCAGAACAGTCGAATCAAGATTCTGTCCTGGAAATCGGTCATAAAGCCATTTCCACATTTTCATAAAAACTTCATCTGGTTCCCATTCCATATGAAATCGAGTACAGTAGTGTTCTGCCCATGCATCAATTATCCATACTGAGCCAAGTTCCTGTCCTCTGAGGCAAGCATACGTTCCATATAAATCAAACCCCAACATTTCTTCATCGAACCGGAAACAGGATTTCATATTTACAATTATTGTGCATTCATCCAGACACGCACATTTAACCGGAAGATCATGATCAGAAACAATCCAAAGTGGAGAGCTCATATCATGAAATCTTCCGCATAGATTTCCTTCTTCATCTTTTCCCACAATTCCAGCAATTACCCAATCTTCAGGAAGTTTCTCAATCTGCTTTTCCATAGCTGGAAGCCAGTGGCCTGGATAAAACATATCTTGGTGCGTCAACACTCCGATTTCAGCCCCACTTTTTTCAATCGCATCTAACATCGTATTAAGCCCTTTTGAGGCTGTTTCTGGTTCCATAATAGTAAAGCATGGGGAACTACCCAAAGAGGAGTTTCTGAGTATTAAATCGAGCCTTTTCCGATCATTTACCATACAACCAAAAGCCACTTTATTATCTGGCTTGATATGTACTTTCTTTTTAAGGTATTCCTGGACAATAGTTTTGGCGTTATGATTCTTTTTGACATAATTATAAAGAAAGTGAGAATCCTCTGCCTTATATTTTTTGAGCTCAGCAAGAACCCAATTTTTTGTAATTGGAATTGCAAAACGTCTGCCAGAAAAGTTGTTCTTGGCAATCTCTTTTATATTGGATGGTGTAACATAACCATCACCAACTGCGCCCATATAATGCCGATTATCAGCAATTAGAACTGGTTTGCCTTGTGCCATACTTTCCAGAGCACCACGGCCCAGAGTAATACAAAGGTCTGCCCAGGCAATTTGGTCCTCGATATTAAAATTAGGATCACTTACCCTGACATTGTATTTATCAAATAGAAAATCAAAAGGTTCTTTTTTTAGCTGTTGTTCCCTTCGTATAATAAGGATATTTTTTAAAAAAAACCTTGGTTTTTGTCTCTTTTGAACTGGTATTCTAATCGGTTGTCCAACAACATCTGAATCAAAACCATTAGCTGTATGAACTGCTCTTACTTCTTCACTGATTGAAATGTATCGGTCTGCTCCTTTTGGACAGGCTTCTTCCAGAATTACTCCGTGAGAAATAAAAACCTTTTTTTCAAGTCTGCTTTTAAGCAAGCTAATATCGTGACTGCAAATAATTAAATCGCATTCGTCATTCACATTAGTAGTCACTGTATGCCCTAATTCGATCAGGGTATCAGAAACACATTGCATAAATCTTCCTGAGCCACCACATTTGGCGTCATCAGATACATATTTTGCAGAAATTAAAACCTTCACAATGGAACTCCTTTCTCTGATCTTTCTTCCCACTTAATTAATGGACGATTAAAATCAGATAATGTGTGAATTGCTTTTCCCTTTCGAGCCAACCATTTTTGACTGTAGGGTGGGAAATACTTCCCGTAATAATCGCAAGTTTTTTCCCATTCTTTTATTGAAATAGCTTTTCCATAATGTTTAACGTATCCGGCACTGAGGCATTGAGCATTATCCGCCAGTGTTGCTTCCCTTTGATCTAAGCCAGTATAACAAACTTCTGGGGTATTTTTGAACATCATAAGGATATTTCTGTATTCGGGCCCAATCCATTCTCTATTAGAATAAAGCTGGCCCAAATCTTCGTGAGTGATGTAGTAATCATAAAGTTTCATTACTACTCCATCATAGGCTTCATAGCCTTGAAAATCCCACTCGATCCTTTCATCAGCATCAAAATAAATAATCCATTCAGGATCATCTTTCTGAGCTTCTTCTAAGATCCTTTGTCTGTTCTGATATTCAGCCCTTAATCTGTCTGCATCCCAGTAAGTTCCCAATAATACACTTCTTACTTTAGGATGTTCCCGGCAAATCCAAGCAGTATCATCGGTTGAAGCATCATCGTACACATAAAGAGCATCACAAAAGGAAGAATAATGATCCAAAGTATCTTGAATGATAGCTTGTTCATTTCTGACTTTAGTAATTCCAACTAATTTGTGAGTGCTCTTTTTCATTACTTTTTTTCTTTTTTCTCAACCTTTTTAAAATTGGTTTTTGTTTTAGGTGGAAGGGTGGAACACACTTGACAAACAATCTTTATTCCAGCAGCCCTTCTTTCATCAAAGTCAGTTCCTGAAATCTTAAAATCTTTTTTGCATCTTGCGCATTTTACAGCAATCATTTGAAATACTCCTTTTTAAAAAATATTGTGTGACCAGAAACAGCTGTCATCTCCCAACCATCTCCACCTATTTTATTTAATTCATCTTCAGTTATTGAATAAATCTTTATCATACGATATTCAAAGCATCTTATCTGTTGCTCTCCAAGGGCTTCTTCAATCTGAGCATCTTCTATCTTACCAAAACACTCTGGGCAAACAATTGGTTCTTCATCTTCCATTAATTTTTCATAAGCAGAAGCTCTCAGAACAAAATTCTTTTTGCAGCCTTCGCACTCAGCCCATGCATTTGGATCTTCCATTTTTTATTCCCTTCTTGAAAAAGGTATTGTTATATTAAGTTGATACCAATCGCCATCAACCCCAAGATTCTGAACTGAAGCTTCATCACAATCAATAGTACCGAATGCAACCATATCAAATAAAGCCGAAAGTGTATCAGCATAAGTCCGGGCAAGAACAGATCCTGTTTCTTTTGGGGTAAAGATTGAAATATCAATAAGGCCCATAAATTCTTTTGTTGTATCCCTTCCAAATGATAGTGCTTCTACTTCTCCGGGAAGAATAGTGCATCTGATCCAGGCTGTTCCGGGTGTTGGAATATAAGCAACATTATCCCACTTAATTGCAGTGGTAGACCAGTTGGAACTTAATCTTGATTCAATATCGGTTCTTTCTTGAGCATAACTCATACAAGATCCTTAACCTCATTTAATTTTTTCTGCATCATCCTGGCTGTATTCCGCATCCAGCCCTTCGGGGCTTGTTGGGAATGTTGTTTTCCAGAAGCTCGACCATATTCCAATATTGTAGCATAAACCAGATTATTATACAGGTACAAAGTTTGATTCAGTTTATAAGAAGAAATTCCTTGAGAACTTCTTCTGAAATCTGGTTTTGCGGAAAGAGCACCCCTGCGTCTTTTTGTCTCAGGAGCACCAACAGTTCCAAGATCCATTTTCTTTGCGGCAGATGACCAGTTTGCTTTAAATCGGCCTGTATCAACCGGGCTTTGTCTTACAAGCTGCCTTAATCCATCCAGTGCTATTTTCCTTACAAACAGGTGAAGCTTTTTATTGATATTTCCAGTGAGCTTCTTAGTATTGAAATCAACTTTTGCCATTATGTAGATCTCCTTACTTGGAAAACCCATAAAGCTCTGGCTGCATCAAGTTTCACATCTTCAATAGTCCATTTCTTACTTGCTGAATCAGTAATAATATCTGCCATTTTTGGAGTGGGTGTTAAATTGATATTTGGAATACTGGCTTTTTGATCGGTGTTCAGAATTATTCCAGCAGAATCACCTCCATTGTTCTGAGAATCTTTGACCTCTTTGGCTGTATAGTCCTCAAATAAGATTTTCAGGGAAGTGTAATCAGTATCAGATGATGTTATCGCACCCGTAGCTGCTGTATATGTCCTTGTTCCCTTAGAAGTATAGGTACAAGTAAGGGGGATGTCTCCAATCACCTTAAAAGCTGTCTTTGCGGCTTTCTGAATTGTATTTGCAAGTCCCATATTAATCCTTATCTGTATGTTCAGCCCAATCAATTTTCATTGTGGCATAAACAGCTGCATAAGTTGTTATAGAAATAACATATTTAGTATTGGGTTTTAAGATCCAAAAATCATTTTCATCTGGTTGTATTGTTGTACTTTTCCTTATTGAAAATAAAGTTGTTGCACCATCCGTTGAACCTCCCGTTGGTGTTCTTGTAACTATGGTTGTTGCTGCTGTGGGTGTCCCAACTCTTTTTTTATTTACTTCAGATAAAGCAGTTCCATCTGTTCTATCTGATCCTTCTGTAACTAAAAAGGTTGCTTCTCCAGTACTACTTAATGAAAATTTTAAATGAGAATATTTTGTTGTATTTGGAGTTGTAATTTGCCATTTTACAGTTGTAGTATCACAAACTACGGAATCAGAAACACTAAAAGAAGCCCCTTCAAATATTTTATGCAAAGCGTGGTCTATACAATTAAAAGCGTGAGTTGATCTATCCATAGAAAATTCTTTAGATTTAGTGCTGCTAATTTTTCCATATATTTTAACCGCTGATGCAACCATTTTATATCCTTATTCATATGTTACAGTTATCTTTGCCCCAGCACCAGTTGTCACCACTGTGAGTCCAGTTGAAAAGGGAGCATTAACAAGAAGCCCACTGGTTGCAGAAACACCCACATGCCTACTATTTTCACCAGAGATGAAGGAATCAACAGCCAAGTGATAACTCCCATCATCATGCAGATGTGCCCCAATCAGCCTGCTCACTCCACCGTGTAATAAGAATTTTGATGTGACTGTCATCAGACCCTCACAACCTGGCTAATACCTGGCGTTATTGCCTTGTTTCCAAAGGATCTCAACATATTAAACACCGCATCAGCCAAAGTGGGCACTCTATCATTCTTGTCTATAACAAGCTTGATTGTGCCAACCCCAATCTCTTTAAATCCAGCTGTGCCTGGGTCTGCTGTTCTATCTTCTATAACAAGCAATCGGGCAAGTTCACATTGGGCATTTTTTACTTCGGTTGGGATCTCATCATTATCAATAGAATTTCCATTCTTATCAACCATCCCTGATCTGGGCAAATCAAGAGCTTGATCAGCATCTATTTGCCATCCATCCCAATTCATTTGTTCATTTAAAACCCGGCAAGCCATCACAGCATACCCATTCTTTGCAGCATCAGTCAAAGCTGTCCAAGTTGTATCATGTGGATTAGTTAAAACCCAGGCATCAACTTCTGCTATAGTGACATACGAATTTGCATTTGCCACTCCTGACCCATCTTCTACTGTTACTGTAACTGCCATTTTCTTTTCCTTTTTAAACTGGGGTTTTCACCCCAGTTTTTGGATGATATTCATACTTTATGCTGCGGTTATGGTAGCACCGATTGCCAAAGGTATATAACGGATATAGACTGTGACAGCACCAGTAGCAGAGGTTGAAACAACAGCTGCCAATTCAATTGAGCCAGCTGGAACAATTAACCCGGATAAAGCAGCCACCCCCAAAGCAACGCCATTTGTGGTGGCTGTAAGATCATTTGCTATTACACCATCCCAGGTATACAAAGTTCCAACAGCATCGCCATTTATCTCAAGTGCTGTACCATCTGTTCCAAAGGCAGTATCACCCGCAGGAGTAGTGGGATCAATATTGTAATTAATCAAGCAACTTTTCGATTCTATAATGGTCGTAACATAGGCAGTTATCTCAAGGATTTTAACTGGTCCACCAGCAACTACAAAGAGATTGTTGTTTCCATTAGTTAGGGTTGTTAGAGTGGCTGAGACAGTAGTCTCTTGGCTTCCAACTCCCTGTTTGGCATAAGCCATTATTGATTCAGTGGTTGTCACAGCCCCGGCTGCGGCAGCATCAGATTTATTTCCAATTACATCTCTGGAAGAAATATTATCAGTTGTATCTGCCGTTGGGACAAGTTCATAAGACCCATACAGTGGCTGAGTATAGGTTGTGGCCAGGATTGTTTGATACCCTAAGAAACAGGCAATAAAAATCATCACCAGTATAAAGGGTATTAAAATTCTTTTTTTCATCTTTCTTCTCCTTTTTTATTTATTCTTCCAAAACATCACGCTTGGATTAATTTTTATTTTTTGAAAACTTTTCCTTTAAGAGTGGTGGCAACTTTTTTAACTTCTGATTTTCCAGGAGCAACTTTTTCTCCAAAAATAGTATGAGTGGTTTTGAGATCTGATTTGTTGATAACCACAAATCCACCCTTTGCATTTTTAGAAACTATTTTTATGGTTTCAACCTTCATAATTCCTTCCTTCTTTTTGTGTGAAGGGCACAAAAGGGATTAAATACCCTTCACAGATTTGACTGATGATTATCCAGCAAGTCTGGCTGCTTTATCCCGGTCAACAAGAGCAGTACCCCAGAGACAATCAACATCCCAAATAGTCATTTTATAACCACGAATCAACTCCAGCCGCATGATAAGCTTGGAAACAGGATCTGCCAAGGTAACAGATTCAATAATATTCCCGGCTTTACTTGCACCAAGAAGTTCTTTCAGACCAGCATCAGGTGCCCTCATAGCAAGACCAAAAGCATCCCGGTGGAAGCCAAGGTTAACAACATGAGTGGCTTTAAGGGTAATGGCAGTTGCAGAAGTTGTGATGGCAACTTTTAGAGGTGGTTTAAATGTCACTGTTCCACCACCAGATACATCAGCATCACCAGTCACACAAACATAAGTCTGGGTGTCACCAGCAATGGTGAAAATATCTCCAGTAAGGATAGTTCCAGTTCCAGCAGAGGCAAGAGTGAGTGTTTCAACACCAACCGCATACCCAGAAGCATCTGTGGTTGCTCCGGAAGCAGTTCCAGCAGTATGGCTTGGAACAGCATCTTCTCCAAACCAATCAAAGCCAAAAACCCTTCCAACATTGCCTGATTCTTTGGTGTCCTTGCTACCTCTTTTTT